TATTTAACCCATATAGTATCTGGGTTTCCTGTTGTTGCATTGACATTAGAAGTATTTACAACTCTTGCCGTTGTTCCTGTTTGACTGCCGGTTATTAATTTACCAATTAAATCACCAGGCGTGATTGCAACATTATTATAATTAGGATTTAGTTTTACATAATCATAATCCAAATCAATATGTAAATCACCATCAACCACTCGGCTACCATTTGCAAATATATGATCTCCAAATCGTTTGAGTTGGTTTCTTAATATTGTTTGTTCTTGTGTAAGTTCTCTTGCCTGAACAGCTACAGCAGGTTTATAGAGTACTTGATGAAAATCTTTAGTTTCATCATAATCATCAAAGTATGGACTCTGATTGAGATTTAAATTTATATTGGTCGCCATTTATTATTACCTTTATTAAAATTCAACTACTAACTTGACATCCTCAGTTTGATCAGATGCACGATTAATCGGAGCTCGAAACTCAATATAAATTTGTTCTCCACTATCATCATCTAACTCTGCACCTGTATATGTAGCTGCCGTTGCAGACACACCACTTGCGAGTGGATTTGTAATTAAGATCACTTTTCTAAAATCATCTCCTACTACAAAATCACCACCCTCTGTTCCTACTAAACGAATATTAATCATTACATATGCACCAGCCAATTCTGTCTTTGCATTTTTACCATGTCCACCTTTGGGACCGATTCTTGGTTCAAGAGTACATCCTGTTCCACCACCACCTGCAACTGTTGCTGTACCAGAACGATAAAGAGTACCTACTGATGTCATTGATACTTTTTTAATAATACCACCGATTACACCTGAAACTCTTGCACCTGCACCAGAACCTTCTGTAGTAGTAACAGTTACTGCCGGCATTACTTCATATACACTTGTATTATCTGGTGTCGTTGTCCATGTAGAAACTGTTGCTACTTTCGTAGAACCAACATAATCAGTAATTGTTTTTATCTGTCCACTACCAGTTCCAGAAGAAATAAAAACCGTCATATTATTATAAATGTCATCTGTAGCAGATGCTGTTGCTGCTAATTTAATTGTAGTACCTATGCTACCTGCTTGAGCAGTACCTGTATTTGTATTAACATATCCTGTTCCACCAGCTGTTACATCTATATGTTCCAATGCACCATCAATACCAGCTTGTTGTACATCCCATTGAGTCGTACCATCATCAGCTGTTAAATACTTTATTGGAAGCCAATCTGTTGTCACATATTTTAGAACATCTGCCTGCTGAACTTCATACATAAATTTCCAACGATAATTATCTGACGTTTCAGTAATACTTGGGGATTGTCCAACAGGTTTAACTGTAGATGCAGCTCCACCATAATTACTAATACACTTATATACATTATACTGATCTGTCATCACAAAAAATGTCTGGTCAATCTGATCATCTTGATTATGATTGTATTCTGTATAAACAGTTCCTGATGTCCAATCTGTTCTTTTGACAACATGGGAGACATCTGATACGCTAATAAGTTTAGCAGCTATCATATCATTATGATGAATAAAAGATGCAACCGTCGTGTCTATTGGTGTTGGTATCGAAGTGTCCGTAGGAGAAGTTTCTGTATACTGACCTAAACTTGCACCAGACCAAGGAGTGGCCTTTCCTATCATCAAATACACTTTATTAGTAGAAAACGAACCAATAAAATTATCTGCATTGTATGTTCTAAATCCGTTTGTTATAATAGCTGGCATAACTCAAATCCTCTTCTTTTAAATTCTATTTGTTTATAATATTTATACCTTAGTTATATGGGAATTCATAACTATTCTTGTTTTTTCATTTTGGGTTGTAATGTATCGTGCGATTATTTCATTTTTAAAATGTTCTAGTCGATAACCACCACCTAAATGTATTCCTGTATTATCATCAGTATCTTTACTAAATCCACCTTCTTTATTAAATTTCTGCCGATCTAGTTGTCTACGCAAAGGTCCTAATTGTAATGCACCTTCAACACCAGATGAACTTTTTCCCCAATCTTCCCAATATTCTGAACCGAGTGTGGAATTTATAACTGTTGTAATCAATCCCCAATCTTCAGACTCAAGCATTGGTTGGTGAACAAATAACCAATCATCGGCATCTGTTAAACTTAATACAAAGATACTTAAATCTATTTCAACAATATGCCAATCAGAATGCCCAGGTCCCATCTGCGAACCTGCAGCTTGACCGTTGTGAGGCCATGCTCCAGTATTAGGCCATTCAGCATTTGTCTGTTGTAATTGTAGATTGAGTCGAGTAGCAGGAACAATATCACCATCATGCCATATAATAGTATAAGGCCATTTGTGTGTAGGTGGAACAGAAATATTTATTTTTGTATCTAACAATCCAGTAATTAATGTTCTACCAAATAATGCAAGTCCAGCAGGATGTACTACTCTCTTAACATAATCCCTCCACTTATCAATTGTGTTACCAGATTTAATCTCATAAGAAAATGCTTGGTAATATTTACTATCTTGAATATAATTTGCAGCTGATAAAAACCCATCATCACCAATCCATCGAATTTGATGTTCATCTTCAAAACCACTAATAATTGCAACACCCGTTGCTGTTCCATCACCCTTAGAAGAAAAATCTAAAGTAGGTATTGCTTGATAATGAAATCCATTGTGTGTTAACTTGAGAGTTTTAATTCCACCAATACCAATACCGTTTAATGTGATATTAGCTCCTGTTCCAGTTCCACCACCTGTAACTGTCGGTGCTGACTTATATCCATGTCCATTGTTCTCAAATTCTAAAGTAGTAATTCCACCAGAACCATTTACTGTCTTAACAAGTACGCTACAAGTTCTTCCGTCAATTTCTAATTTATTAGTATTATTAATTGTTAGTTTATCACCAACAATATATCCAGAACCAGCGGCAACAATAGTTGCTACTGTTACACTACCTGTTGATAAAGTATCAACTAAAAGTTGAGCTCCAACTGCACCAGCCCCACCACCAACAATCGTAATTGCATCATCAACAGAATACCCATTACCTGGAGTTGTTATTGTATAACCAGTTACCATTCCATCAAGAGTAAATGTATTTATTCCGTCTGTTACAGTTTCGTTAGAAACAAATGTTCCTGTTACTTTAGAAAGATAAATTGTCGATACTTCAAATGCACCGATCTGTTCTTTAATAACTAACTCAACAACACCTGTTGTTCCAGAAGTTCCACCAGTAATTGTTTTACCAGTAAAATCAAAAATTGCTGAACTACCACTCGTATCAATACATCTTAGAATTTTATCTTTGGTGTATCGTCCATCAGACACACGAAGCATATCAGATGAAGGGTAATAAAATTCAATTTCTTCTTTGTATAGTAATCGAAATAAAAACTGAAATGATTTTTCACTACCTTTAGAACGATAAAAATCTCTAAGATGTTTTAATACTGATGGTTTATTTGCATTAGCAAACACTGCTTCAGGAACATCTTTACCAAAAGTTTTTTTGAAATAATCTAAATAACTATCAACTGTTTTATCAATATTAAAATAATTTGTAAGGTTACCTATAATCTCATAAGGTTTACCCGTTTGTTCCATATATTCATAGTACGCTTCTAAGAAAGCTACAAACGTAGCATGATCTTGTTTTACAAAATCAGGTAACTGTCCTTCTACACGAACTGATATTCGTTCATCAAACGAAGGATGTATTGGTAAATTTGGATTACTTGCCATATTAGATTATTGTCTCTGCTACCATCGTCACTACAATAGATGCTGTGTCGAATGTATCGGTTGTTAATATCTGTTCTCTTACAGGAGTAATATCTTGATTATTTGTTTGGGGTGTTACTGTAAATTTAATATTTGTTGTTGCATCAGAAATAGTATATGGATTAAAATTATTCAATAAAATTTTACCAGTAGTATAATCTATTGTACCTTGCAAAGTTGAACCAGAAACTAATGTCATATAAACGGCTGGACTATTAATAGTAGCAACACCATTACTGTATGTTGATTGAGCTAACTTAACATTACCTATACTATCATCAACCATCGTGTATGTATTACCATCACTAGCAGTAAAGGCCGTACTAACAACACTTCCCTTAGTCAATGGATTATTGAACTCCAATGTATATGTAGAGGTTACTGATAAAGTTGTCGGAGATATTCTCATTTGATATTTGATAGAAGTTTTACTATTTCTGATAGTAGCATTAGTATCATCTATTTTTCTAGTCAATGTAGAATGTCTAAATTTTTGATCGAACTTCTGAAGATCACTTGTAAAGTAATCACCAATAGATCCTTCAATTAAAGTCTTTAATGTATCTTCATTTGTTAACAAAGTAACAGGATCATAATTGATAGTAGAATCAATAAGTATATAATAGTAAATAGGATCAACCATTTCTGGTGTAACCGTAACCACATTACTCTTTTTAAGAATTGATGATTTGATTTCGTTTTTAGTTGCTGTGCTATAAGTAGTATTTCCAACAGGTTTAACTGCTACAAAAACTTTTCCATAAACTGCAGGATTTGCATCTTCACCACCATAAACAGCAATCGATTCTATATCAGTTCGTTCACCTAATAATATTGATTTATAATCTTCTTTTGTAGTTGCACGTTTTTGTGCCTGATATAATTTAGGAGCATTATTTTTTAAGGATGTAATTGACTCTATAGCTGAACCACCAGAAGCTGCGTCAGCAGTAGTCAATGTATAATTAGCAGAAGACAAACCAGCAACTGTTCCAACAGCAGTAAATGTACTTGCTTTATTTGCAACCGCACCATTCGTAACTATATACTCAACAAAAATAATATTGCCATCTGCAAGTTGTTTACCTACTGCACCATCACCAAATACAATTTCATATGTTCCACCTTCTACTTCTTGAAAAAAGAAAACTTTTTGATTGGATGTAATTGTTGTAACATCTAATGAGTTACCATCCGTATAAGTATATACTGTAGAATCACCTGAAGAATTTTGTACTTGAATAGATATTGTAGATGTATCAACATTTATATTTGGAATAAGAAATCGTTGTGTCGTATCTGAAATATTTACAGTATATTTTTTATTAAGAATCGTTCCTTCTTTAACTGATAAAGAAGAAATTGAGTAAACATTATTAATAGGTATTATTGATTTAGTTTCTGTAGTAACAAAACTATAACCCACTCCATTAATACTTGATGTGAATTTGGTATTTTTTGCAATCGTTAAAGAAGTAGGAGAACCTGTTGGAGTAAATGTCATATTCAATGAAGCTTTTGCTGCTGTTACAGAATTTGGAATAACATTTAAGTGTTTAGCATGAGAGACTACTGATTCTCTAAGAGAAGAAGAATCCATAAACATTTCATTGACTGCCATGTTAGCATAGTAACCCATGTAATGAGTATTATATGCAAGAACATCTAACAGCACATCCATACCACTTCCAGTAAAATCATAATCAGAAAATTGACTTTGTGCTGATAGGTATGTTTTTAAGTTTGATTTGATATCATCAAATTCTAAATCTGTGATTGATAATTTATTACTTGCCATCTATCTAGTCCTCTTCAAAAACAATGAAATTTGTATAGGTTCTGGTGTATTGATTACTGTAAAAAATATAGAAACATTAAACCCGTTGTTATCCAAATCACCACCAACAAGAACAGAATTTACAACTACTCTGGGTTCATAATTACTTAAACATGTTTTGACAGCAATCTCAATATCATGCATTGTGTGTGCTGTGGACAATCCAAATAAATGTCTAGTTACTCCACCATCAACTTCAGGATGAAAAAACTTATCATATCTGTTAGTTAATATAAGATTCCTAACAGATCTTTTGACAGCTTCCACATTAGTCTTTTTTACAATGTCTTTGGTTATAGGATGTTTTACAAAATCTAAATCCAGATCAGCCCATTGTCGATTATTTGTAGAAAGTCCTTTTGTATAAATTGCAGCCATGTTTTTCCTTGCA